CCCCATTGACAATGGTATGGTCTGGAGTAAATCCGTCCAACTCAGTCTCTGATATGTGAGAATTTACTGCTTCTACTCCAGGGCGTACAACTCTCCAGAGCTGCCCCTCAAACCGCTCAATATAATTTGCTTCGTTGGTAAAACGAACATCAGTAACAACGATTCTTTCTGATGGGTGCATGTCAGATAAGGCGGCTTGAATCCAAAAGTCTTCATTAAAAACTTTACGGGCAGATACTCCCAAGTCTTGTAATAAACGCCTTACTTGATTCTCCTGCTTAGCTTTATCCCAACCAACAAGATCTACTAAGTCTTTTAGATAACCTGTTGGGCTGCAAGCAACCAGGGGATTTACGTCGTACAAAAACTCTCTGATCTTATCTGCAAAAGCGACACGTCTATATCCATACTTCTCTACAAGAATGTTTGCTACAGTATCTTTACCCGACTGAGCATAACCTGTTAGTCCAATTAACTTATAGGATCTTCTAATACCAAGCTCTTCATCAGTAAATAAAGCCATTTGTTCCCAAGTCATGTGTCCTCCTAAGGTAATAGCCAGGTACTTCTACCTGCAGCTTTGTTTATATTAACTCTACGAGTAATCTCTCTATTGATTAGAGCAATATCTTTTGATAAGCGGTCAGAGATAATCTTTATAAGGCCGCAATAATTTGATAGTTCTTGCAAAGCATCCGCTTTGTTTCGGTACTCCTCATCCAACTCAATCTCTGCGTCAATCATGGCCACTGCCTTGCCAGAACCCTTGAGGGATAATTTTTTTTCAGCCCTAACTATGCTAAGAACTTTTTCGCCTTCTGCTTTATCTACTTCTGCACACCAAAGCTGTAGGTTTATAAACTCTAAATAAGCAACATACTTTGTGTATAAATCCATAACTTCTTCTTCCATCATACCTGTGATGTCTGATGGTAATGCTGGAGCGTCATAACCAAAACGTTCGTTAACTAATAAGCCTTGATTCTTTAACGCCTGAATAGTTCTACTACTGGCCTCAGCTACCTTTAATTCAATAGGGCTCATGCTTCTCCTCCTCTAAAAGGTGCACATCTCTTACACCCAACTACTGGGTTAATACTACACACTGGTGGTCGGTTGTTGTCAACTGCCCAGGAAACATCCATAGCCTTATCAAAAATATCTTTGGTGTACTCGGGGTTATATTGAACTGTAAATTCTTTATAGTCTTGACTTGATTTAAGTTCATAGATAAATACAATCTCTGTTGGCGCAGAATCTAAAAGACCTTCTGCAACCATTAAATGACATAAATGTAGGTATACCTGCCCCTGCAACTGGTGGCTTCTAAATGGAGACTTGATATTCTTCCAGGCTTTTTCTACATCTCCGTCGGCCTCTGCTAGTAAATACGGGGCTTCAAAACGAAGAGTCCCAGGACCTATTGATTTAATCTCAATAAGAAAATCGGGCCCTAATCCCTTAACCCAACCATCTGCTTTTCCAGAAATCTTATGCTTAGCGCTGTGTAGAGGAACTTCTGCATAGTCAACACTTGGGTGAATATCTTTTGATAAAGCCCAACTTGTTCCAGTTTTATCTTTCCACGTACCGTACAAGTTTCCCATTTCGGCAATCCATGTTTGCCATTTAGTGTGAATGTAGTTACCTTCAGCAAAAATAGATGCCTGTCTAAGAGTTAACTTATCCCGCACTTCTACATAATTTCCACGTAGTGCGTGATAAGCAGCTAAGGCACACCACTCTATCTTTACTAGATCAGATGGGTGAAGTACGTCATGATTACGTTCATCAAAAGGCTTTGCAAGTATGTGGCGCTCTAAAGCACCTACAAGCTTTGTTTCTCGCTTCTTTGTATTAAGGAAGCTTTTTAGCTCCTTGTTTTGTATCGCCTTTTTTACCACGTTTGTCCTCCGAATCAAGCCACTGGTCTAAGCTTAAACCCTTGGCGGTATACCGACGCTTAGCTGCATTTCTTTCTCTATGAGACATGCCGCCAAAAATTCCATGTAGTTCATCATTAATGATAGCTTCCTTTAAACATTCTCTACGTACAGGGCACGGAGGTCTCCCATCTTTGCCCCAGCAAATAGCCTTAGCTTTGTCTGCTATCTCTTTATATAAAGTTTTGTCTCGTGGCGGAAAAAATATTTCCGTATCTTCTCCTCGGCACTTAGCCTCATATCTCCACGCCCAAGACACTCTGTCCTGGTATTCGTCCATCAGTCTCCCACTATTAAGTTGTGCAGCTCAAAAAAATCCTCCTCTAATAGGACTACATAATTCTCACCGTCTAGGTGTAATCCTAGCACTGGTTTACGACTATCCAGGATCGCCTCTTTGGTGATCTTCTTGAGCACTTCAGACTTAATGGTGACCTGTTTTTTTCCAGTCCACTTATGCTCTATGAGGAGGCTGTCGTTTCTTACATCCCCTTTACGAGACCAAAACGCCCCCGAAGCAGCACTGCGTTGCCCGCCTATTTTTTTGGCTAGCCTCTTCTCGTGCTTTAGGGACTCTTTTTTACCCCTACTCTCCATCGAGCATCAAGATTGGCTTGGTCTTAAGAGTATCCATAACAGCCCGGCTAATCTCCTGCTGTAGGTCAACTTCTTCTCGCAGAGAGTCTAGGAGGGCTTGGGTACCCTGCCACTTACGCTCTCCGTAATACATCCAACCTCCACGGCGGTCTACGATCCCATTTAGAATCGATAAAGCAACAATCTCTTTAGCAGAATCATAATGACCTGCATCGATTGCCCCACCGTCCGAAAAATAAAAGTCTAGGTACGCCGTTTGTTGCGGTGGAAAGGTTTTGTTTTTGATGGTCCGAACGCGAATAGTTTGTCCAACACGTCGCTTATCTTGTCCAGTACCGACTTCGAGCCACTCGTCTCGTTTGACTTCACAACGAATCGAGTATGCGTAGTCTTTGCCGAGTCCTCCCGGCGTTGTACGCGGGTCACCGTGCATCACTCCGATCTTCATTCTATATTGGTTGATCATAATTCCTAAGATTGGGCGTTCGTCTTCGACGAGATCGCGCTTTGTAGCAGCTGCAACCTTACGGAAGAACTTATTTGTAAGCATAGCTCCGCGTCCGACCGTAAACTCCTCCATAGTTTTCTCATCCTCAGCCGAGGGTACAAGAGCAGGTAAAGAGTCGATGACAACCATGTCAACAGACTTAGACTCACAAAACTGAATAACAGCGTCAAATGCATCCTCCATACTATTTGTTTCTACAATCAGTACCCTAGAGGTATCGACTCCGCACATCTGTGCGTATTCTGCGTCAAAGTTTTCAGCAGCTACCCATACAGCAGTAAAGTCTGCATTTGCTTTTTGATTAGCTGCAATAGTTTTCAGCGCAATAGCTGTCTTGCCGTGAGATGCCTCACCAACTACTTCAACCCAATGATTCATAGGCCAGCCCCCACCTAGAACTACGTCAAGTGTAAGAGAACCTGTAGTAATTCTTTTAGGTAATCTCATTTCTGAGGCAGTAACTACGGTGTTGTTTCCTAATTTTTTGTTAATAGATGCCGCAATTTTTAGTGCATCTGAATTAATTGTCATGGTCATTACCCGATCCTATCTACGATTACAGTGGGGTTGAATCCGCTTCCTTGTGCTGGTTGTTTTGCTGGAGTTACTGGACCTTCGGACCCGGTACCACCAACACCGCTACCAGCTTGAACTAATGGGTAGCCGCAATCATAGCAGCGTTTACGTTGAGTGCCTTGAGGCGCCATGTAATTTCCTGATGTACAGTTTGGACAACGTTCAGTATCTCTTGCGCTAGCAGCTCTAGTAACTAGCTGATCTTGGTTTGGATCGTAAGAAACTTGAACGTTAGGTTGCTGGGTAGTGGGGCGGTATACATTGCCCGGCAATGGACTTGTTGGAGGTGTAGTAGGTACGGCGTTTGGATTACCTAATTTTTTGTTCCACCAATTTGCATTACTCATAGTCTTCCTCATCTACTAATAGCTTTGAGTCAATTAATCCTAATGAAAATAGAGTTGATACGCAAGAGACCGCAGCCGATAGAGATACCAGTCTAAATAATTCGTGAAGTTGGGCTGCATCCTTTTCGCTCAAAGCGTCAGGATCTCCTGAGGAATCATCCAACATATACGCTGCAGTAGTTATCTTTGCACATAAATCTGCATGAGAATCAATTAGGGGCAGTAGTGCTCCCATCCTAGAAAGTCTAGCTTGACTATCTTGTTCTTCCATTTCTGAGACTTCGTCGGAGATGGGAGGTAGGCCCATTGCATCAGCTATACCTTCAGGAGGAGTAAGCATAGTGTCGTAAATAACTTGTCGCATAAGCACTGGAAGAGGAACCTGCGTTACTGTAATCATTTTCTTCTTACG